AAACAGTACCCATTCCATTTGCTGCTCTCATAAAAAAATCACACTCCTTTTAATTTGACGTACTTAAATAGAGTGTGTTATAATTTAATTACGAAGCAAAAGAGAACACACTCTTTTAACCCCTATAGTGATATTCGCACTATCACTGCTGGGGTATTTTTTTTTATCATTTAAAATTTTGTAACTGGTATTAATCTTACTTTATAAGTTATTCTTTCTCTTATTTCATCAACTATTATATCTACCAATTGTTCGATATTTCTTTCTCCAGCTAAATTATATAATAACTTTTCTTCAGCTAATTGATCCAGAGCCTTATCTGTAATAATATATTTTTTTTCAAATTGATTAAATATTTGTTCTGTTTTTTGATTAGCATTATCTAAATCTTCTTGTTCTTTATCACCATTAGCATATTCTTTCCAAATTCTATTTAACTCTTTTTTATATGTTTGGGCAGCTCCTAATCTAATTGTCAATAAAGTATGGTCTATATCTACTCCACTATTTATTAATGAATTAGCATAGTTAGAAGTAGCAACAATAAAAGCAACTCTTAAATATTGCAAATTATCCATAGCTTTAAAGTACTTATCTCTTACTTTTTGAGTTCTAGCTTGTCTTGCTTCTGCAAATAATTCTTCACAAATTATTAAGGATTCTTCTATGATACCATCAGCCATTTCTTGTAAGATTTCATAAACTTCTTCTTTAGATTCAGCACCAGTAATATTAAGTATAATATTTTCTTTTATTAAGTTCTTCATGTAGTTTCGACTACCAGGTTCTCCTCTACCTCCTGCCCAAAGTCTTGTAGAATATGCAGTAGGACCTTTATTAACATCATAATCTTTTAATCTAAGTTTTAAATTTAATGCAACCCAACTCAATAAACAACTTCTTTTTTGAGCTGGTGTTAAATCTTGAATAGTGATTTTTGAAATTAAATTATTCAGATTCATTTATATCTTCCTCCTCAATTATTATATAATCAGTGTTTATAATATCGTTTAATTGGTTTTTGATAAGTTCCAAATATTTTAAAGTGGTTTTAATTGGTCTTTTTAATCTTATAGATATTTTTTTAAAATCTGGATTTTCTTCCAAAGTATTAATATTTATAGATGTTTTAGAAATTTCTTGGTTTAAATTTATCAAACTTCTTTTAAAAGAAGCAATAGCAGTAAATGGATTTTTTTCTTCTCTTAACATCTCATAAGTTTCTAACACTTCTTTCTCAAACTCATTAATTTCTTTTTTGGAATAATTCTTTTCTTTAAATTCCAAAGGAAAATTTTTAATAAGAGAATTTACAGTTTTTTTACTAGCTTTATAATCTCCTCTTTCGATTAAAGAAATGGTTTGATGTGATACACCAATTATTTTAGCAATTTCTTTTTGAGTTAATTTATATTTTTTTCTGATAATTTTTAATATATTAGCTATATCCATGAACAACCACCTTTTTTAGAATTATTCTAAAAAATTTTAAATAATAATTGGTATATAAATAAAAATTATTAGAATTTTTTTAGAATTTTACATATTTTATCATATTTTTTACTATCTATCTACTTCACTCTCTGTATACTTACTCCCCCAATCTTTCTCTAATCTTCTTAATAGTCTTTTTCCCAGCAACTCCATCAGAAGTTAAACCATTATCTCTTTGAAACTCTGCTATGGCATTGTTACCATAATAACCCAAAGTTTCTAAATTCTTTTTAATCTCTGCTTTAGACATAGATTTATTAGTTTTTGCAGTTTTTGGACTTTCATAAGGACATACACCATTTGGATGGTCGTGAGCAGGATAGCCATGATGGTAATGATATCCTCCATTCTTTTTGTCACGATGTCCTCCACTTGCATCAGTTCTTCCTGGATGCGAAAATGCTATTAAGCTAACTAAAATGAATAATGTAAATAGTTTTTTCTTCATAAAATCTCTCCCTTTTTTTAATTTTTATAAATCAATCATAACTTTAACAACTTTACCATATTCTACAAAATCATCAAATTCATTCACAACCTTATCATCATAAGCTAAATTAAATGAATGTAGAATTAATCTGTCTTTTACTACTTTTTTTTGTTTAACAAAATTTTCATCATTTAGATTAAATGCACCTATTTCTCCATTTTCAATTTGTATATCCTTTTTTATTATGATAGTAGAGCCATTTGGTATTTTAGGCTCCATACTATCTCCTTCAACTTTTACAGCAAAATATGTTGTTCCATTTTTCTTTAATCCAAAAACTGGAATCATTTCTATAAATTCAGAATTACTAGCTCCGTATCCTGCCGAAATACTCTCATATAAAGGTATCATTATATAGTCAGTATTTATAGTATTCATATCTATATTAGAATCTTCTTGTTTTTTATCTTCCCAGTCATATTTTAAACCAGCTTGGTATCTATTTTTAATATCACTTCTTCCCATTAAGTAGTCCATATCGACATTAAAATAATCACATATTTCTTGTAAAGTATTTGGTCTAGGAATTCTTTGACCTTGTTCCCACATACTAATAGTACTTATTCCAACATCAAAAAGTTTAGCCATTTGACTTTGTGTTAAAGAATTTTCTATTCTAAGATCTAAAATTCTATCTTTAATTTCAGCCATTAATATCACCTCTTAAAACAATTATACACCATTCGTGGAAAAAATCAAGATTTTTTTTCACGAAAAGTGTTGACAAAATTTTTAGGATATGATAACATTAATTTGTTCACAAAAAGTGAAATAAAAAAGGAGGTGATTTTATGACTATAGGTGAGAAATTAAAAAAACTTAGAGGTAATAAAAGACAAACAGAAATAGCAAAAGAGCTAGGAATTTTGCCTTCAGCTTACTCTAACTATGAGAACAATTATAGAATCCCAAATGATGAAACAAAGAAAAAAATAGCTGACTATTATAAAAAAACAGTAGATGAAATATTTTTTTAAATAAAAATTTCACTTTAAGTGAAAAAAGGAGGAATATGGAAAGACATTCATTTGAAATACAAAGAAAAGATGGAAAACCTATAAAAATTCTTATGGATGAAAAAGAGTTAAATGGAGTTATAGAAGTAGAAATATCTAGTATTAACAGTGGAGAAAGAGCAAAAGACTCCATAACAATAACTTTTATTGATATAGAGTCTTTAAAAATAACTAATTTGTAGAAGATATCCATTTTGTTATTATTGCACCTACAGCATTAAAAACATCAGGATATTTTCTAAAAATATCAGCAAACTTTGAAAATGTTCCTTTGCTAATTGGTTGATTATCTTCAATTATTATTTCAATACGATTTAAAAGTTTTTCTAATAATTCCTTATCTTGAACTTTATTAGAAATAATTTCTTTTAGATTAGAGATAGAAGAATTATCAATAAATGCAAATTGCTGATTACCTATTATAGCAGATCCACTTATTGAGCCGATAGAAATATTATTTATTTTTTGTTGTTCTCTAGCTCTTTGAGTTTCAGTTTCATATTTAGCAATAACTGCTCTTTTCAAAGGCTTTACATCAACAACAATACATCTTTTACCTGTTTCATGATGAATTAAAATATCATCTTCAAATATATCTTTAAAATCAATAGTTTGTATGGAAGATGGATATTTATTAGAACAGAAGAAAGCAAAAATCTCATTATTTATAATCTCTCCTGCTCTTTCTAATGAAAAGGTATCAGACAATCTTTTGAAAGCATCATCATTAATTTTGTCAAAGTCAAAAGACATTATAATCACCTCCTTTGAGATGATTATAACACAAAAAAAACAAAAGGAGAGTAATTATGCAAGATTTATATTTTAAAAATCATGAAACAAAAATTATATTTGCTCTAGTAGAATTAGATGGGAAAGTTCAATTAAATCTATTAGGAATCGATTATAGCCATTATGCAGTAATTGAAGCTGGACAAAAATGGTATCACGAAACAAAAGAAATTTTAGAAAAATCTAATCATCCAAAAGCTAATGAAGCTATGAAGCAATTAGAAAAGATTTTTAAGGGTATGGGACATCCAAAACATTAAAAAATTAAGGGAGGATATGAAAATGGGAGTACATAGAAATGAATTTTTAAGATTAATAAAAATAATACCATTTCCTACTACTGCAAAATTAAAAGATGTAGTAACAATAATGGAAGCATATCAAAAAATGGAGGCTAATAATGAAAATCAATGAAGACGAAACTTTTGCAAGAACATCTTTTAAAGATGTAGTTAGATACAAATTAAAATGGTTAATCAACACTATGTGGAAGTTCTATAACAAATATGTAGAGCTATATGATTTTGGAGAATTATTTTAAAAAGGAGGATAAAAAATGAGTTTTGAAGTTGTGAAGGTTGGATTTTTTAAAGGATCGAGTTATGTAATTACTCATACAGATGATGGCTTATACAATTGGTACTGTGGGTATGTAGAAGTACCAAAAAATCATATTTACTATGAGCAACATTATGATGATATTAATGATATAGATTGTCATGGTGGATTAACTTATAGCGGATATAGATTCAAAGATGGGGCTTACTATATTGGGTTTGATACAAACCATTTCGATAGTGAACCAGCAAATAACTTAACATTCGTAGAGAACGAATGCTTGAACATAATCGATCAATTAATCAAATTAAATAATTAAAAGGAGGATTTATGGCAAATTACAAAATATCAGTAGATGAAGCAGTAGCCTTATCTGACGGAGAACTTAATAAAGACGATGTTTATTCTCTAATTCGTGCTAATGAGGTTCCTGGCTGTATCTACAAAAAGAAAAATGAAGAAAATGAGAGAGGAGCTTACTTAATTATAAAAGCTCATTGGCTAAATTTCTTAGCTGGAAAAAGTTATAAAAAAGAAAAAACATCTGCTACTCCCGACCAAAGTTGTATGACAGATGTTTAAAACAAAATAGGATAGATATACTCTATCTATCCTTGATTCTACTACAAATAACAAAAAATATCAAGGAGGAAATATGGAAAATAATAAAAATTTATTAATTGAAACACTTAATCTATTAGAAAAGAACAATAGAACTTGGGAAGATGTGACTGAGGTCTTTGTTGTAGGGAAATATAACATAGGAAAAGATGAATTTCATAAATTAGCTTCATCTACCAACTACAACTGGAACAAAGATGAAATAAATAGAAACTTAGTTATAAAAGGCAATGATTTCATTATTAATGTTCATTATGCTGATGGGTTTAGAACTTATTTAGACCTTATAGATTTAAAAGTTCCTGAACTATCTGTAGATAATCCTAATTTATTTAATTTTTTCAATAACGAATATGTTGGAGATTAAGGAGTTGATATAGATGCTAAAAGCAATGAGATATAAAATTCAGGACTTAGAAATAAAAATTTGAAAAGGAAAAGAAGAGGTGCTCGAATAGATGAATATAATTGAATACAATTCTAAAAATAAAGGGAAACAAGTTCTAGTTTTAAGGAAAGATGACATAAAAGTGTTAAATCATTTTGTAAGTATTGCAAAGTCTGGAGAACTTAAAGGACTGATAGTTGCTGGAAAGTATGCTGGATTTACTGATACATATAGACTAGCATCTATTAAAGATACTCATGAAGATTTACCTGGAACTTATGCCCCTCTGATATTTCCCATTTTAGAAGAACTAAAAAAGGCTAACTCGATAGCTGTACTTAAAGATGGAAAAATCGCAATTCAAGTAGAAATGGAAGTAACTGAATACGAGCCCCTAAAAGATATAAAAGTTCCCAATATATCAAAGGTGGTTGAAGACTTAAAGTATGAAAGTTATTCTGAGGCATACCCCGCTATTAATTTTTCTGAAAATACAGTTTGGAAGATGTTAAAAACTCCAACTGAACTAGAGCGTTACAAAAAATACTTTAACTTTGAAAATGGAAAAGTAATAGTTAAAGCTTATCCAAATGAGGATTCTAAGTTAGTTTTAGAAATATTGGAGCTAGTGAATGATAGAACAAGTTTAGTAACCGATTTAAACTGTAAATACTTAGACTTGTGGTTCAAATGGACTAAAAATAATAAGTTTGATTTAGCAATAGGAAAGAATAGTAATTGTGCTGTTAAGTTTAGTAAAAACAATATTGACTATATTGTTATGCCTTTAACGATGATTAAATAAAGAGAGGAGTTAAGAGTATGTTTACATTACAAAAGAAAAGAGAAAAGAGAGTTACAGGAAGAACTACAG